GCCACCGCCGCCACCGCCGCCGACGAGAAGAACTTGTGCGCTGGTAATGTTCGCTGGCGCAGTCCAAGTACCGTTGGCGGTAAACACGGATTCATTAACGTTAATTCTTCCCGCGTTGTCATTAGGGAAGACGACGAAGTCTCTACTTGCTGAAATAGCCATCGATGGTTACCTATCCTTAGTTACTTACGATAACGCCAGAGATGAAGTAGTCAATAGAGGATGCTTGATCCGCTACTACGGTAATACTTTCTGCAGCGTTAATTACTGTGCGTGTGTCAAAATTTACTGTTCCATTTGCAGGGATCTGAAGAGCCGTGCAGAAGGAATATCCACCAACTGTAAGAGTTGCGGTTCTTGTTCCCGCAGTCTTATTAGACAAGATGATGTTAGTGATAATACCGGTATTGCCGGAAGTTACTGGAGTTACTCCAGCATCTGTTGTGCCAGCTGTGCCAGCACGGAAACGTGTTACTGTTGTTGCCATTATGCGAGAACTCCCATGTAACTAAGAACGGATAGGTCATTTGCTGTTGAAGCGATAGCGGCAAGCTTAGTTGTCCCTGCGCTATTTACTGCAGCGACCTGTGTAGTCCCTGCACTGTTTACTGCTGTAACTTGTGTTGATCCAGCAGAATTTATTGATGTTACTTGATTGGCTGTTGCAGCCACGATGTCGTTAACCCCAAGCAAGGTGCCTAGAGTCTCCAACGCTTTCGAGACAAATACTAGATCTTGAGCAGTATAAGTACTTGCAGCAAGAGATGCACTAATCTCGTCTTTTACCGCAGTAATCTGCGTTGACAAGCTGTCATAGCTAGGCATTGATTCCTACTTTCCGGGGGATGTCTGTTAGTTTAACAGATTTGATACTTTTAGGTACATAAACCATGGACATTATGCCTGAGCTTCTGTCCATGATAGACGTGCTGATATGTTTGAGCTGGTAGTACCAATATTGGTAGCTGTAACTACCAAGATATCTGGGCCCATAGGGTATCCAGGGGTTGATACTGTTCCATTTCCGCTTAGAATTGAGTTTCCGAGTTCACGGATACCCGATAGATCGTATACGGAAGAGTTATAAGAGGTTCCAGAACCGTTTTCTGTGAAGAAGGAGAAGACTGAGTCTCCACCAACTACGTATCCAGAAGGAGCTCCAGAGGCAGGCACAATTCCCGCAGATGGTCCAGCATTATCTAGGTATAGAACCTGTGCTAGTGATTGGGCTGCTACTGAGTCTTTTGCCCAGTCTAAAGGCAATCCGTTATAAGCCTGGGTTGCGCTAGTTGTTGGAAGATATGGAACCGGTGTGAAAGTGTAGCTTCCAGAGGCGGCTCCTGTAGCGGCTGCGCTAATTGTAAAACGATCTCCCAAAACAGATGTAATAGTTGTACCAGCCGGAATGTTGGTACCTGAGATACCCATACCAACTACAAGACCGTTTAGACCCTGAGTATCTGTATTTGCAACAATGATTGTTTGAGATCCATTTGACATAGTCAAAGCTGCAGCAGCTTTAGTAAATGAAATATTAGCAATTGTCCAGTTTGTATAGGACATTTGTAGTGGATTCAAAATACAGTCAATACGGAATGATCCGTTTGTCTGAACTCCGATGGCTTTCATAGCTAATTGCATGCGGTTAATCAACTCACGAAGGCCATAGTTTCTTCCCAAAGCGTTATCTACTGATGGGGCACATCGAAGTGCAACTAGTGGGCGGGTTGTACCAGGTGCAACAGAGATATATTTAGTCATACCTCCAGTAAAGACTGGTAGCAAGTCTGTTTGATATCCGCCGTCTTCAATAACGGAAGATCCCCAGTGCTGAATGATAGGTACACAGGTAATTTCAATAGTCTGAATAGCTACTTGTGCATCTCCACCAACTCCACTAAATGAAGAGTCTGCCTGGAATGAAACGGGATCAGTTGTTCCTGAGAAAGTAAATGTACGATCTGGGTACGCATAAGTCATAGACTGACGACGTAATACAGTTAGTGGGTATCCCTTAACTACTGGATCATACGCACCAATAGACGTATATTTCATAATTTCTGAGTTAGTTGTATCTTTAACCCATAGATATCCTGTTGCTGGCCAGTCATGAACGCTTTCAACATACAGTGTTGTACCGTATGGAGTAAGAGTACTTCCACGAGAAGCAGATTCTCCAGAAATCATTCGAGTATTCTGAATAGGCTCTGTAGAAACCTCATATCGTGCTGGCAAGTTACCTGACTTCTGGTATGCCCCAGCGTTAATGTTGTTCATAGGCATTCTGTGTACGTAAATAATCTTTCCATTATTTCCACGAACACCAAAGCGAATAGTTCCTGCACCGTACCATGAATAGTCGATGTAAACCATTTGCATAGTTGTAATATCAATTACATATCCTGAAGGTCCTGTACCATCGCACTTGTCTATATTCCACTCATCTTGTGCGACACGCTCAAGAATTGTAATTAAACCGCGAGTTCCAGTTGTGGAAGGTCCACGCCAAGCTGGTGAGATTGTAAGTGATGTATCACTATTTACCTGTAAAACCTTATAGGTAGACCCCTTGATAACAACCATGTCGTTTGCAACAAGTTGTTCACGGAATAGTGTTCCTACGCCCGTAACTTGGTTAGATCCATAAGTTAAATTTAAACGTCCTTGAAGGATTTTTTCAGAGTGACGACGAGCAACATATAGCTCTTGCCCATCATATTCAAACCAGAATCCATTTTGGTCATCAAACATACCGCAACGAGTTGCTGCGCCTACCCACTTGTATGCGTGAATATTCATAGTAGGAGATGCGGACTTTAAATCATGTGTAGAAACTGGTGAAGTTAGGGTAACCTGATACTTAAATGAGTTTGAATCAGGCACTGCAGTTACAGTAAATAATCCGTTAAATGGGTTTACTGCATCTTGTGTCTTGATATTTTCTACGTGAATTACTGCGCCAACTTGAAGACCATGATCCTCAATAGTTACTACTGAAACATTTCGAGTTCCAACAGCCCCGCTGTCTAATGTAATACTATCAATATTGTATGTAGGAGTTAGTTTTGCTCCTGTAGAGAACTGAACAGACTTTCCTGCCTGGTAACGGAAATAACGTCGTGTTTGACGAATAATCTGTACTCCAGGGTTTGGAATTGTTGGAGCAAGTGCAACACCAGCGTCATATGGGCGGTGGATAACATATCCCTCACCCTTTGCAACAATACGTGCAGTTGTAGGGATTGTTAATGTGTTTGGTACTTGCTTAGATAGTTGGAATTGAAGAGTTCTAGTTGTAGCAACTTTTGATACATAGAAGTCACCATCAATACCTGCGCCAGCAGATCCAGTAATAGAAATTGGTGTTCCTGGGAACAAACCATGAGGGTTTGTAAAGGTTACTGTTACTGTTGAAAATGGATAAGCATTGTCAGACTTAGCAAACCATGGATTCATGGTATTTGCTGCTGTACCTGTTGTTCCGTAGGCTCCAAGACCAGGATAATTACCTCCTGGAATATGAGAGGCTTCATAGACGTCACCAGCATATACCGCTGAAAGGTTCTGGTAGTTTACATCTCCAGTTACTTGTCCCTTAGCAATATAGGTAAATGTATAAATTGAAGGCACTGATGTAACTTGGAAAGTACCTTCAGCACGATAGTTCATAGTTTCTTGAACAGAAGCAATACTTCCAATAACTAAACCGTGTGGAATAGTAGTTGTAACTGTAATTGTTGATTTTGGAGTTGCGCCATCTCCAACAATTGAGGAAACAGCAATAGCGTTTCCTCCACCTGGCTTAGCAAAAAAGCTAGGGTAGTTTTGACTTAAAGATAGGGTTTCCCATTTAGATGGCTGAATTGAATATTCAAAGTCTGTATCAATAAGTGACTGAGGCTGTGAAACACGGAGCTTTTGTGCACCATCTAGAAGTGTATCTTCAAAAGTAACAGTTTCTGCATATTCATCAACAATGATTTGAATCTTGTCAGTAGCAGCCATTGCAGAGCAGTCATATTTTAAATACAACTTGCAACCAACTTGATTTGCTGATCCTGTTTCTTGAAGTGGATCTAATTCTAAAAGAACGTTTCCTAAACGTTCTAAACTTATGTATCCTAGTGCAGGATCAGAAAAATTATAAATAACCTTACCCTTAGTAAGGTTTGTTACAAGCAGGATTCTTTCAGCAGGAATATACTTGTCAAAAATATAAATAGAGCTTTCGGCAGGATTAAACTGGTAATCTGTCTCGAGAATAACTTTGCGTGCCAATTTAGGTCCTTCCTAGATTAACGTAAGCGGTGAAATCACCGTAGTAGTAGTTGTTACTGCTCTTTGTTCTGCAGTCGGGAAAAAAATACCAAGGTTAAGCATAGCATCCATTTTTAATAGTTCGCCTACCCCGCCATCACCTGCTGGACCTGTTGGTCCAGGAATTCCTTGTGGTCCTTGTGGACCTGTAGAACCAGTTCCTGCTGGCCCTGTTGCACCCACTGCACCTGCTGGTCCTGTTGGTCCTGTTGCACCATCATGTCCAGTTGAATACGCTAATGAGTTCCAATTAGTAGTTCCATTACCAATTTTAAATTTACCGGTATCTAATTCAACTGCTAATTCACCTTCTGCAAGAATTGGATTAGAAGACGTCCAACTTGCAGCAGTACCTCGGCGTATCTGAATTGTTACAGCCATTAAATTCCTCCACCATCAATTGTTAATGTTCCACCGTATACTGATGTTGGTGTTCCGCCATCAACGTTGAGAAGTATAGCCCCAGCAGCACCAGTAGGACCTTGTAAACCTTGCGGACCTGTAGCACCTTGTGGTCCAGTCGCACCAGTTAATCCTTGTATTCCTTGCGGACCTGTTGGTCCAACTGTTCCAGCGGCACCAGTAGGTCCTGTTGCACCAATTGGGCCTGTTGCACCAGTAGGTCCTGAAACATTTCCTGCGTCATACCAAGCTGACCCAGACCAAACCCAAAGATGTCCTTGAATTAAATATGCATCACCTAATGAACCTGTTGGATGTGCAGCAATTAATTCAACACCAGTATCGTAAGTACCAAGAATATTTATTCCAGTACCTTGCGGTCCTTGCGGACCTGTTGGTCCTTGTAAACCTTGAGCTCCAGTAGGACCGGTTGCGCCTACATCACCAGTTGCACCAGTTGGTCCCTGCGGACCAGTAGCACCAGTTGCACCTTGAACTCCTGCAACACCTTGTAAACCTTGTGGTCCTTGAGCACCTGTAGGACCTGTTGGTCCAATAGAACCAGCTGGTCCAGGAACTGTTGATGCAGCACCAGTAGCTCCGGTAGGTCCTGTTGGTCCTTGAATATAACCAGCATTAGTCCATGCTGATCCAGACCATGCGTATAAATATCCAGATACTAAATATCCATCTCCACTTGATCCAGTAGGATGAGCTGCAATTAATTCTGCATAGGTTGTATAAGAACCTCTGATATAAATACTTGCGCCTTGTGCACCGGTATCACCTTTTGCACCTGTTGGACCTTGTGGTCCAGTTGCACCTTGTGCACCAGTGGCGCCAGTTAATCCAGTTGCACCTTGAATACCTTGTGGACCTTGTGGTCCAGTATCTCCAGTTAAACCAGTATCACCTTTTAATCCTTGAGGTCCGGTTGCTCCAGTTGCTCCAGTTAATCCTTGTATTCCTTGCAAACCTTGAGGACCAGTTGCACCTGTTGCGCCAGTTAAACCTGTAGCGCCAGTTGGTCCGGTAGATCCAGTTAGTCCTGTAGCACCTTGTGGTCCAGTAGGACCAGTTGCACCGGTAGCTCCAACAGCACCAGTTTGACCTGTTAAACCTGTTAAACCTTGAACACCCTGAGGTCCAGTTGCACCAGCAACACCTTGTGGACCAGTAATACCTTGTGGTCCTTGAGCACCAGTTGCTCCTGTTGCACCAATTGGACCAACAGCGCCAGTTGCTCCTGTTGGACCAGTTGCTCCAGTGTCACCCTTTAATCCTTGTGGACCAGTAGGACCTTGAATATGCCCTACGTTATCCCAAACATTTCCTTCCCAAACATAAAGATCGCCATTAATTAAGTAGGCGTCATTCTTTTGTGGGTTTGTTATTGTTGAAAGTAAAGCTGTATTTGCTAAGCTTCCTTGAATAGTTACAGAAGTTCCAGCTGGACCTGTAGGGCCCTGTGGACCTGTTGGTCCTGGAACAGTAGATGCAGCTCCTTGCGGACCTGTAGCACCGGTTGGTCCAGCTACACCTGCAGGACCTTGTGGTCCAGATGAGCCTTGAGGACCAGTAGGACCTTGAGGACCGGTATCTCCTTGTGGGCCAGTAGCTCCTCTAGCTCCTTGAGATCCAGTTGGACCTTGTGGTCCGGTATCTCCGGCAGGACCAGTAGCTCCTTGTAAACCTCTTACACCTTGTGGTCCAGTATCTCCTTGTGGACCCTGTGGTCCAGTTGCTCCACGAGCACCAGTAGGACCAGTTATTGATTCTCCAGCTACACCTGCAGCACCAGTAGGACCCACAGGTCCAGTTGGACCGGGGACTGTGGAGGCGGCACCAGTTGGACCAGTTGGTCCAATATTTCCTTGAGAACCAGTTGGTCCTTGAGGACCTGTTGGTCCTGGATCTCCTTGTGGGCCAGTAGCACCACGAGGGCCTGTAGCACCTTGAGGACCAGTTGGTCCGGTTACTGAAGGGCCAGTAGCTCCGGTTGCGCCGGTAGGACCGGTTGGTCCGGTATTTCCAATAGGTCCTTGTGGACCTGCAGGACCGGTTGCACCAGAAGGTGTTGATCCAGAATCTAAACCTAAACGAATTACGCTAGGGCTTCCATCTCCGGAAATTCCAAGGAGACGTGGTTCTTGGCAATTATTATCTGGATTGCCGCAAGTATTACACATGGAAATCTCCGTTGGTTGTTGTTACCTGAGCTTTTGTAAACATCTTTCCTTGCAAATATGTCCGAACTTTTCCAGTATCAGTATCTGTAAGTTGAAGATCCCAATAAGCTGTTCTAGGTAAATCTGCTGTGACAGAACCCGGTAAGTATAAGCTAAGTTTATCTAAAATACCGCCTGATACAGATGCTGATTTTGTAATTTGGAATGTAGCAAGAAGTAAAGGACCCACTTGATCAGCCGGTAGCTGAGGGTATAAACGTATTTGAGCTAGTGGGGTATAGGTCGCTAGATCATGGTCAAAAGCAAGATCTAAGCAGAAATCGTCACCAGAATATAGGGAAAGATCTTTTGTTGGCACGGGTGATGGTGGGGTAATATCCCAGTAATTAGGCATAGGAAGATACACTCTTTGTGGAATAGATCCATCGTCTACCTCTTGAGGGCGATAAACAGGTACATAACGATTTGTACGACGGCTAATACGGCGTAGTGTTTGAACTTCAATTCGGTACATTCCGATACCCAATAAAGAACACAATTCGCGGTACTGTTCTTTTCTCTGCTGAACTAGTTCCATAAGCTGGCGATAACGCTCAGACCTAGGAATAGAAACTCCGTCTGGAGAGATGATGTCAATATCAAAAGCAGCATCTGTGGCTAATGTATAGAGAGCCATGCTTGTAGCTAAAATAATTAAAGGATACTCATCGATAACTGGTAAAGATGAAAGATTTACTAAACTTCCATTTGAATCAGTAGTTGTATATGCATGCTCATAGAAAGCGTTTGTTACATATTGTTGAATTTCTGTATCAGTAAAATACTTATATTGAGTTCCAGAGATTTCTATACAAGCATCGCTTGGAGGTACTGTGGCCAATTCAAAAAGGCCAGTTACCTCTTCTACAGCAGTGGTGGCAGACATGTCTACGTTATTTACTAAAACTTTTAAATTTACGCCTTTGATGGGGGCATACCCTAATTTGAAACGACGAGTACGGCCATCTCCGGTAAATGTCTCTTCGAAGAATTGACCAATATCGCCCAGTTCTGCTCTGAGCCTATTGGCCAGAATTTGAATACTCGCCACTAATCCTAATCCTCTTCCAACGGCTGCGCTATTGACCTAATCATCTACTATTAGGTTCTAATAGTCAGGCTAAACAAATAGGGCCCACCCCTACAAGAGGGCAGATGTAGGGGCGGGCGATCTAGGGGTTTTGCGGTTTAGATGCGGTCGTACAGATATCCCTTTTCTTGCAAGTGTACCGCTACATGCTTTGCAACTTTATACTTCTGTCCGGCCTTGAAGGAATAATGCTTCCCTACACCAATTGTTACAAAATCTAAATCTTCAGCAACTCTAATAATCTGAGTGTCATCAGCTAGGTCTACTCCTACGCTTTCAACCTCATCAATTACAGTTGGATTTCCCTCGACTGTAAGATCTAGCACCTCGTTTTCTAAACGAGCTGCCTCTACCTGTGTCGCAATGCTCATTTCTTCTGAGCGGCGAAGAAGCTCTTCGGCATTTGCCTTAATCATTTCTTCGCGTTGGCGACCTGTTACGTCTGTTACTTTTGCTTTTGCCACGATATTTGTTCTCCTTGAAATTGTTTGTGTTGGGGGCTGGATTTTAAAGCCCAGCCCCCCAACGAAGTTAAATTAGTTGGTTTCTGCAATCAATACAGACTGGTCAGTGATTAGACCAAGTCCATAAATAGCGTACCAAGCCAATGCATGCTCACGACCGAAGTCTAGAATTCCACCATCGCGGAGTTCTACTGGAAGTGAGATAGCGTGACCGAATGCGTTATCACCAATGAAGATAGCTGAATAACGATCCTTGTTACCATTACCAGTCTTTGTTACTGGGCTTGTGTAACCTCCACCAGTTGGGTAAACGATTGAGCCAGGAGCAACTGCAGTGTCAGTTGTATATCCTGAACCAGCACCGTTTGTTACCTTCTGAACCTGTGTGGTTTCGATGAATACGCAGTCATATAGACGTCCGATTTCACCGAGCATGAAGTT